CTGGATTTACTCCATATAGCATTAAATCAGGTATTGCTACATCTACAGTTGACCCAAATGCTAGAACAGCAACTTATACCCTTACCCCTGAAATGCAAGCGTTCCGTGACCAGTATTTTGCTGGTGCAACTGCTGCCCTCCCTTCTGCTGAACAAACAGCCTATGCTCAACAAGTATCGGATTACGGTAAGGGATTGTTTGGACGAGCAACAGCTATGGATACAGGTGCAATGACCCAAGATTACTTTAATAAGAATCTAGCATTGTTAGAGCCAGCTCGTGCTCAAGAATCAAGTCGTTTAAACGATTTACAATTTGCTCGTGGAACTACTGGTCAAGGTATTGGTATGGGTGCTGGTTATGTAAATCCCCAACAATTTGCTTTAGCCTCTGCTCGTGAACAACAAAATGCTGCTCTTGCATTAAGTGCTGAAGACCGTGCTCGTGCAATCCAAGGTGAAGACTTACAACGTGCAGGTGCATTGTATGGCTTGGGTCAATCTTATCTAACTCAACCTTATGAAACTGCTAATACTCTTTTAGGTTATGGTATTAACCTTGAAAATCTTGGTGCAAACACAATGGCTCAAGGTTTAAATACTGGTATTAGTGTTGGACAACTTGGTAATCAAACTGCTGCTTACAATGCTGATATAAATCGTGTAAATTATTTACAAAATTTAGCTAGGTCTAATGCTAATCAAGCTGCTTGGAATAGTGCTGGAGAAGGTTTAGGTAAAATAAATTGGAGTGGTTTGTTTGGTGGTGGTCTTCAATCTACTGAAGGTGTACAAGCATATCAGTTAGGAGATTCCTTTGTAGACCCAACCTTATATGGTGGTCAACGCATGGCTGGTGTATTTTACTAATAAGAAGGAATAATAATGGCTGAAATAGTACAAGGATTATTTGGGGTTTCCCCTGAGCTGTTTAAACAACAGCAAGATGCACAATTTCGTGCTCAAGCATTAGCAGAGGCGCAACTTTCCCCTGAGCAACAAATGTATTACCAAAAAGCAAATATAGGTAGGCAAATTGGTAGAGGTTTAGGTGGTTTGTTAGGTGCAGAAGACCCAATGCTTGCTAGACAATCAAAAGAGAATAATGTATTACAACAAGTGCAATCCTCTTTGTCACCTGAAGATATGCAAGACCCATATAAATTAAGTGCTGCTGTATATCAAGCGGCTATGCAAGCTAATTTGCCTGAGTTAGCTAACAATGCTTTTCAAAATATGCAAGTAGCTAGAACTCAAGCAATTTCCCAAGGTAAAGATATTGCTATAACTACAAAATCTTATGCAGAAGCTGAAAAAGCTTTAAGAGAAAAAGAAAATGTAGTTACTCCTGAAAATCAAGCAGAAGCTATTGTATTAAATATGTATGTTAAACAACAAGGTCCTGAACAAGGAGCTTTAGCTTTTGCTGAGTGGAAAACTGCTAATAAACGCAAAGTTCAAGAGGGTGCTAATCCTTCTATTGTTCCAACAAAAACTGCTGCTGGTAATGAGATTGGCACGTTTACTGACAAAGGTGATTTTATCACTAAGAAAGGTGAGTTTATACCTAAAGATGAAATGACTGCTTATAGAACAGAACAAAATGCTGCTTTAAGTTTATATGATGTTATTAGTGGTGTGGATAATGCTACTGTTGATAAGGCTTTTGGTTTCCCTGATGTAACTCAAAGTGCACCTTTACGTTTAGCAGCAAATCCTGAGTTAGTTGGTGCACAAACCCGTATAAACGCTTTAAAAGTAAAAGACACATTAACAAACTTACTTGCTTTAAAAGGTCCTACATCTGACAAGGATATGTCTGTTGTTCTATCAACATTCCCTGGCTATGAGGCTGACCCTAAAGTAATGAAACAATGGATGGTTGAGGCAAAAGCAGCAGCACTAGCCTTCACAAACAAACGAGCATTGCAATATGGATTTGAAGCTAAAAAGGTAAATTTAGATGAGTTTACAAGTGACCCAATATTTAAATCATTACCTCCTGTTGCTAAATCAAATGCAGTAGAAAAACTACTGGCTTATGACACAGCTTTTATGGCATTGCCTGAAAAAGAAAAGATTGCTAAATTAAATAAATATGTTGGTGGTAAAGAGGGACCAGCTCCTTCTGTAAAAATAGGTAATAAAACCTACACTAAACCACTTAATATGACTGACGACCAATGGACAGCATATAAAAAATCACAAGGACTTTGATAATGGCAATGACACCTGAAGAATGGTTAGCTACGCAAGAATCTCAGCCATTAGACCCTGAAAGTTGGATGGCGGCTCAAGAAGCTTCTCAACAAGCGGCTAATGCAGCAAAAGAACCTAGCTACTGGGAAAGAATTAATGAACCAAATGCTCCTGAAAGATTTAATCCTTTAGAAAGCGCAAAAAGAATAGGTACATCTACTGCTATTGGAGGTGCTGTAGGAACAGTTATTCCTGTTGTTGGAACTGGTGCTGGAGCTTTAGGTGGATTTATTAGTGGAACAGCAGGTGAAGTTGCTCGTACCGTTGGAACAAGTGATTTAGTGCGTTTTGGTGCAGAGATGTTGGGCGGTGAAATTCCTGTAGTTGCTGGACCAATTGCTAAAACATTTAAAAGTGCAGTTTCTGCTTCAAATTATCGTTCTGGTCGAGTACTTTCTATATTTGAAAATGATAAATTAGAAAGAAAAGCAATACAAGAAGTAAAAGAAAAGTTTTTTGGTAAATCAGAAGCCCCTATATACTATACAACTAAAAACTTTGATGATACTCAAGTAAAATTACAACAAGAGTTTTTATCTCCTGATTTAGTAAATATTGGTATAACTGACCCAGTTAGCACTATTGTTAGAAAAGACTTATATAAAACCATGCGTGAAGGGACAGCCATCCCTTTTGTAAAATCAACTGAATACAAATCTTTGGTAGATGATTTAAATGTATTAAAAGCCCAAGGCGATGAGTATGCAGATGATAAGATGATTAAAAGGTTAAATCAAAAACTATTATTAGAAGTAAACCCTAATGCTAGAGTAAAAGAAACATTTGAACAAAACCTATTAAACTTAATACAAAAGAAAGGTTCTTATCGAAATGCAGAAGGTGAAACTACTGAAGTAATTAATGATAAGGTGCAGGATGCTTTACGCAAAAGATACAATGAATATTTAGAAACGCAAGTTGGTTCTCAAAAATACAATGTATTAAAACAAGTAGAGGTTCAAGAGGGAATAGCTAAAGCGAGAGATGCTTTACCTACTATTGTTAATACTAAATTTAGATACGGGACAGATGAATTTGATACGACATTAAACTTTTTAAATAAAACACCTGAAGCAAGGAATGAATTTATAAAAGCTTTGAATAGTCATTTTGCAAGTATTAATGATGCTAAAGTTATGTCGTCAGAATTGACTAGACTTCGTCCTGCTTTTCTTAAATCTAGAATCCTGTCAGAAAAAGAGATGTCTAATATTTATAAAAAGATTGATGAGTATGACCCTAAAGTGGATAGAACAATGAAAGTAGACTTTGTTAAGTCATTATTGCTTGGTCCACTAACAGCAGCTACCTCATCTGAGGTTTATGAGGGTAAAAATCCATTGAGATTCTTCAATATGTAGCTAGAACGCACATAAAGGGGTCTAGAAGCGAATATCATATAAAACTGATACCGTTACATAGACCCCTCTTTTTAAACAAGCCCTAGAGCTTGATTTTAGTGCAAATTTTACTACTTATTCATCATTTGTCAAACATCAAACGAATAATAAATAAATCTACTACAATCACATGACCACTTTCCTCACCAAGCATACGCTTATCAACTAACTCAAACCCGACCATCATTCCTGTAATAAATTCTACTGATACAAACATAATTATCCTTTAAGTTTGGCGAGGTATGCCATATCTACATGAGCTTCTTTTCCATCGGGGAGTTTGGCAATAACTGTATCAGGATAATATCCCCTCTTGACAACTTCCACTTCACAATCTAGCTGAACGTGCCATTGCTTTTGGTCTACTTTTACTTTCGCTTTTTTTACCATATATCCTCCTGTTCATCAGCTAACTCTAATTGTATCTTTTTGGCATATTTCGCTATCTTATCCTCAAAGGCAAACACTAAATCCTCTGCGGTAATTTCCAATAGTTCAAATATCTCCAACTCATCTAACTGCTCAAGCATTACCTCTTGCAATTCTTTAATCGTCAGCACTCTCAAACTCCTTCAGTAGTTCAATAAAATGGATGGCTTTATCTAAATCCTGAATACCGCCCTTATCTCGCCAGCGACAAAGGTATTTGATTGCTGTGGCTTCTAGGTAAGGTATCCCATTCTTATAGCAAAACTCGGCTGGTTGTATCTTGAACTTCTTGTAGTGGTCGCCACCTACTTGCTTATCTAAAGCATCTCGTGCATCAAATTGAGCATAGGCACCAGCCTTTAACGAAGGATTATTTAATATTTGCTCACCACCAAAACTTTTGCCAATTCTAGCATCTCTATTCATATTATCCCATTCTTCAGGTGTTATGTCATTAATCCTTTTTTGCATATCTTTTCCTTAAATATCGTAAACTAATTGGACATTCATCAAACATACCATCCTTGACATCAAACAACATATACAAGCCCCTGAAGTGGCGATTGGTTTGGTGATTTAGGTAATGCTCCTCGTGCTCGTAACAACTACCTGTGATTAGAGCCATAACCTCTGACCCATCTGCCCTTAAGCCGTAAGCAATATCTCTACCTTGTTGATGCCCTGCAATACAACTCTGATGATGCTTAGCAAGCAAAGCACGGGCAGTCCCACAAGGGCGACCCATAACACCAGCAACAAAGTAGTGACAGAAAGCAATACCTTCAATAATGATAGGTTGCAGAAAAGGAACAGTTTCCCAGCCAGCTTCTTCATATTTTAAATCCTCCAAGGATATTAGTCCATCTAATTTAGGGTCATTATCTATTGCCCGATTTATGCGGTTCTCGTGGTTTCCATACAACATAACCATCCGTGGATTCCAGCGAGGTTTATGGTTATCTATCCTCCGTTGCTGTTCTTCTCGTATGGGGTTTAACAACTTATCCATTGCCTCATGAACCACCTTGATGTCTGCCTTGTAGCGTTGCCCCTCCATACTCTTGCTACCAGCCTTATCATGGCTAGATAACGATGGCATATCTGCGAAATCGCCCAACATCACGATTATGTCAGGAAGCATATCAACAGCATATTTACCAATGCGTTCTAGGTATTCTAGGTCGTCATTAGGTCTGACCTGAGTATCAGGTATCACCATCAAGCGTTTACTCATAGTGTAAGCCCTCGTTGCCATTCTGACCTATGTTATCAATCCTATCCTCGTCCCAAGCGTCTTTAGGGCAAGATGTCCAAGCACATTCTGTAACCTTGCTTAAATCCTTACCACATATCTGACACAAAGATGAATCACTATCCACAGCCCACTCCTGCCCATTCTTCCACACTTCACCTAACTCATTGTATGTGTTTTTTGCAATGTTATAAGTGGCGAATACCTCTTGCCAAGCCTTAGTGCCCTCTTTACGATAAAACACTTCTAAATCTTTTAGTTTAATATTCCTGTATGGATGATGTTCGGGGAGGTCGTTTAAACTTATCTTCATTTCTTTCCTTTCTTCGGCACAAGAGATTCGTCACGGAAATCACAAACCCTGCACTTAGTAAGTGTGTTAATAAGATATTTACAATCAGGAAGGCAACTTGGCTTAATGAGTTTAATACCCTCATCAAACTTCTTCTTACTACCTTTACCACTAATTATACTATCGCCTGTAATATCATTTTTTGTTGCCATGTCGTTCTACCCTTTCCTCAGCGGTCTTGATGTCGTGGCAAGGGGAGCATAAC